AAGCCGGTAGCTACGCCTTAACTCAAACTGCTCTCACCAATAATCCTTACGCAGCAGCAACACTGCAGGCACCCCAGATGAGGTTTGGTTGATCATGTCTAGTTCCTTCGCACTCGGTGGTTCTTTCGGTAGCATCCCTTCTTATGGGGGCTATGGTGGTTCGCTTAACATGCAAGGGTTGGCGGATCAAATCAACCAAGGAAGCCTTGCAGGTCGTTACGCTCTTGACCAGCAAGACTACCAAAAGTATAAAGATGCATTTGGTAATGATGCCAGCTTGATGTACCTGATTGATCGCATGGACAAAAGGACGGCAGAACAAAACGATCCAAAACGATTACAAGAACGTCTTGACGTTTTACTTCCTTTCTATCAAAAAATTGGTGAACAGAGCCAAAAATTTGGCATGCAGTCTAACCTGCTGGGCGCAGGTTTAAGTGCTATAAAATCAATTCCAGAAACCATTAATGCATTTAGGGCGATACCTTTGCAAGGTTTGTATCAACAAACCCAAAATACGCCTAACATTTTTGCTGCCTATGGATCCGGTCGCCCTGGATTCAGTGGAATCCGTGATCGTTTAGGAGCTGCTTAATTATGTTTTCTGTTGCCCCCGCTGGTTTTGGTGCTAGCACATTAGCTAACTTATCTGGAACAGGAGCCCTTGCTGGTGGCGGTGGAGCTGCTGCCACAGGTTTAGGTGCAGCTCTTGGTCCCATTGGCTGGGCTGGCTTAGGTCTCCAAGCCGTTGGTACCCTAGGTTCTTTGCTCGGTGGTGGAGCCGCTGCTGCGGAAGCGGAAAAGCAGATGAAGGAGCAACGCCAATATGGGTTTGGCTCCAGTATTTTCGGTCAGGAATTTCCTCGTTTTCTCGATTATCGCGATACAAAAAGGGAAATTGCATTGGCTAATTCTCCCGCTTTCAGGCGTGCCGAAGGTTTTACAGGACGCCAAAAAACATTTGATAGTTTTGCTGGCAAATACGGCCCAGCAATGGCTCGTTTATCCTCCGGTTCCTTCTACGGTAATTAACAATGGCCGACTATAAAGACGAAAAAATAATTGAGGGCGTACTTGGTCGTTACGCTGGCTCACGCATGAAGCCCTTTGTCAAGAGCGCCAAACGTGCTGTTGCCTTGGGTCAGGAAACAGGTGAGTCTGCAGCGGAAAGCCTGCGTGCGTTAGCTGATGTACGTGGATGGAAAAGTGGAAAAGTTGAACGAGCCGCAAGAAAACTGGCAAAGATTCCAACCGCAGCAATTGATCCAACTCGATACGACTATCTGACGCCAACAATTGAATCGACCTACAAAAATATCTTTGGTCGTTCTGCAACACCTTACGAGATTGGTCAAGCTACAAAACTTGCCGGTGCTTATCGCGTTAACCCAAGTGACCCTGGCGCCTTCAGTGCATTGTTATCGGATATTGCATTAGCTTCCCCTGAAGGACAGAGCAAGTACAAAACAGAGGCCGATATTCAGTGGGAGCAAATGTACGGCAACATGCCACGAGACGCTGAAGGTAATCTCCGCCGTGGTTTGATGGCCTACAACCCAGAAACAGTGTCGTCTTTAATTGGGACGATGTTAGGATAAATTAAAAGGACAACTATCCATACAAATACCTGCAATGAGCTGGCAAAATTTCCTAAAGGACATTAACAAAGAAAAGGGTGGTGTCGGCCTCAATGCCCTTCAAAAAGCCCGGGGCATGGGTGCCAGCAAAGCAGATATTAATGCTTTCCTAAAACAAAAAGGTTTTACTGTTGGCTCCGCCGCGCAGGACTCTGGTTTTGGTAAGACGATAAAAGCGAAAGAAACCACAACAACAAAAACAACAAGTGCGGCTAGTTCTGATTGGGAGAAATTTCTAAAACAGATCAATAAAGAAAAAGGCGGTGTTGGCTTGAGTGCCCTTGAAAAAGCAAGGGATATGGGCGCAGGTAAATCTGCTTTAAACAAGTTTCTTGAAACGCAAGGATACAGTGTAGGTGAAGCTGCACAACAAGCTGGTTACGGGAAAAAAACTACGCCAGCGACCCCGCCCCCTTCTCCTTCTTCATGGGAAGACTTTTTAAAAGGCATTAATACACAAAAAGGTGGCGTTGGTTTATCTGCTATCCAAAAAGCCCAGGGTATGGGGGCCAGCCAAGATGCGATCAACCAATTCCTTGGTTCACAGGGCTACACCATAGGCGAAGAAGCACGTAAAGCTGGTTTTGGAGCACCTTTATCAGGTGGGGGTGGCACAACAACTGGGGGTGGCACAACAACCGGCACACAATATGCTACTGACTTAGATAGGTATCTTGCAGGTTTAGGCACACAAACTCGGTCGGCTGAAGAGCTTGAAAGGTTGCGTCAAGCAGGAGAAACTGAGCGCGTAAAGTATGAAGTCGACAGCCGTGTTCCCGTCGTTCAGGCAGAGGCCAAGGGTAAACTTGATTTACAAAAAATTGTAAACTCAGGTTATAAAAACATTGCTAGAATTGAACGTGGATCAGATATGTTCCGTAGCATCATGGGAGCATTTAACTTTTAAGTTACTTGGCCTAAAATAAATCTAAACGCAGTTAAACAATGGCTTATTCGTTCGAGCAGCCTACTCGTGCCCCTGGTAAAACCAAAGCCGAATACATGGCTGAGGGCATGTCTGAGCAAGAAGCTCAAGACTTGGTTGATTCCCAGATGACCCGCAAGTATGGCGGTGGCATGTCTGATGCTGAGCTTCAGGATTTCGAAGCACTCATCGGTCGTCTCGAAAGTTCCAAGATGCGTCAGGCCGGTCAAGCCAATCGCGCACGTCAACGTGATGTGTTCGCTGGTGGCCTTGCCAGCATGATGGGCAACTTCTGATATGCAGGAGTCTTCTTCCGAAGGTTCTGCGGATTTAGGGCGTTATCGCCAAGCGGCTGATGTTGCGTACAAATACGCCAAAAGCCGCTTGAATACAAAAGAGAAGCCGGTCACCCTGGACAAAGAAGAAACAGATGTCAAGGAAAACATCAAGCAGATAGAAAAACAATGACAGAAGACGATTTCTATTGGGAGAATCCGGAGAATCCGGATCCGTATGATCTTCTGTTTGATGAAGATAAGGCACGTAAAGCCGCTGCAGCTGTTAAGATTTTCCAGGACGTTTCCGTTGGTTCCTCGAAAGAAAAGATGAGGGCCGGTGGAGAGCAAGAACGCGCAACTATTGGAGAAAGCGGTGAACAGCAAAGAAAGTCTGCGGAGCAAGCCCAGAGTTTCTCGGAAAGCGACGAAGCCCGAGATTACGCTCAGTCCCAAAGAGCGTATCGATATTGAGGTATTTGACCAGTGGGTCGATAACCTAGACGCACCGACTGAGCAGGCATTTAGAGCTTTCTGCGCTGAAAATTATTCCGTTATCGAGTGTTATCTATATGCTCGCTTTTTGCGTTACAGCGGTTGCATCACCGGTTGTGATCTCTGGTTACAACAGAACTATCCCAAGCCTGATCACCGGAAAGTTCTCCTGCGTGAAATCGAAGAGATGCAGGAAGATATCCGGAAACTCAGGGTTGATGTTGATGAAGGTATTGTGAAGCGCGATGCGGGTGTTGCGCGTATTGCTGGTATGCAAAAAGAATTACGCGGAACAATCGCACAGGTTGAACAATTCACTGGAAACAAAGATCGCAAGGGTTTACTGATGGCAGGAGCAGATCGCGCCATTCGTGAACTTCTTACCATCTTCAAAGATGATCCCATTGAAGTCCCCCTGGAAGAAGCATCAATGAGCGTTTGGTCTCACATGCAAATGGAAGAATAGATAACTTAAACTGAATATATGCAAAAACCACCACCGCAACCACCGCAATACGGTGAAAATATTGCAGGTCGTCTTTTTGATGTTGTGCGCCAACTTCAAAAGAACCGAGAGGCTGCCGCTGGCGTACAACGCCCTACACCCTTGGCACAAAATGTCCCCCGTGGCCAAGAAGTCATGAATGCTTTAATGCAAAATAAAGAAAATGGCAAAAAATAAAATGCCGCCACAACTCCTGGCACACTTCAAAAAGAAAGAAGCCAAGAACGAAGATGGCAGTGATATGAATGATAAAGAAAAAAGGAAGGCAGCCTTAGATAAAGCGCGCAAGTACAAAGAACAGAAACAAAACAAAGCAGACAAGGAATAGGGTAGTATTCAGTAATACACTGAATAAACGTAATCGTGCCTGCATATCAACATCTTGCATATCGCCGCAATGCTCAGGCTGCTGCTCGCAGGCAACAGATTCGTCCTCAGAAAGATATTGAGTCCCTAAAAAGAGCCAGGGAAGATTTTGGTTTCTTTTGTGAATATGTTGCAGATAAACCTCCGGCTGCACATCACAAAGAATGGCACCGTCACTTCGTAACAGAACAAGACAGCAGCTGCCTTCTAAAGATTGCTGGACCCAACATTGACCTACTTGCACCACGGGGTTCTGCTAAGTCCACAATCTTGGGTTTGTTTACTGCATGGGCGATTGGTGTCCACACACAAGCCAAGAAACCACTACAGATTCTTTATCTCTCTTACACGGTTGATATTGCGCGTTCCAAATCGGCAACCATCAAACGTATCATTGAAAGCAAACGATATCAAGAAGTTTTCCCCACCGTACGTCTTTTAAAGAACGTCACCAGCAACGAGTACTGGTCCATTGACCACAAGTTTGCGGGCATTGATACCACAGGTGAAGAACAATTTACGCTTTGCGCCGCAGGTCTCAAGGGCTCTGTGACATCTAAACGTTCTCATCTGGTCATCATCGATGACGCCATCAAATCAGCAGCGGACATCTCAAACCCTGACATCCGCAAACAGATGCAGGACAACTGGAACGCAGTGATTGCGCCGACCATGTTTGAAGGTGGACGAGCCATCTGTCTTGGGACTCGCTTCCGCCATGACGACATCCATTCCACAACTTTTAATCCACAAAACAACTGGATGCAAATTGTGCTTTCCGCGATCTTGAATGATCCCAAGACAGGGGATGAGGTGTCTTACTGGCCAGAGATGTGGTCGTTGGATTACCTGAAGGAAAAGAAACGGCAAGCGCCCATTGCTTTTTCGTTCCAGTACATGAATCAGGTCGTACGCCAAAACGAATTATCGCTGGCGCCTGAACTGATTGTAAAAGCTGAGATCGCAACAGAATTTGATACGTTGGCTGTTGGGGTTGATCTATCTGCTGGCACTAAAGAGAAAAACGATTACACGGTGATGGTCTTAGGTGGTCGTATTGATGATCGCATTCATGTCATCGATTACCGCCGGTTACGTGTCATGGGCAACTTGGAGAAACTTGATGCGTTGAAAGAATTGCTGAACGACTGGTCAATCCTTGGAAAAGATGAGAGTGGCAATTACTTCCCCACTTATTCCACCTGCGATATTTACTCGGAGGCAGTGCAGTACCAAGCATCGTTAGAAGCCGACTTCAAACGCGTTTGCCTAAACAACGAGAACTTGTACAACTTGAACTGGCATCCTGTCAAAGGATTCCGAGCGGATAAGTTGGCACGTTTCCGTGGTTGCATGGGTCTTTTTGAAGACCGCAAGATTATCTTTAATCGTTACCGCAACTTCACAGCAATGTTTGAAGAGCTGACTAACTTTGGTGTTAGCAGTCATGATGACTGTGTTGATGCCTTGGTCTGGATGATTAATGGATTAATGCGAAAAGGAAAGTTACAACTTGATTATTAGATTCTAGAATTAGAAAAAAAGCGCGTTTGGTCGTGGGGCCTGAATACATTGCTATTGGCTTGACGGCCATTGTTTCAGCTGTAACTGGTGGTAGTTGGGTCGCGGGTAAAATCCTGGGACGACAAAACGACCAAATCCAGCAAGCTTTCAATTACATTGGTTCGCAGAAGCGAAGGATTGACATTTTGGAAGACGATCTTAAGCGAATGCCCCTTGAGTATGTTCTCAAGGTCGACTTCTTGAGAGAAATACAACAGATGCATGACAACTTTAATCAAATCAACGCAAAACTTGATAAGCTAGTTGAGAAATTGCTCGAAGCAAAATGAGTTACATCCTTGAGGTCCAGGAGGACGAGAACGGAGATTGTTACATTCTTCTGCCCGATGATGTGATAGAAGAGCTGGGATGGGAAGAAGGAGACGTTCTCAACTGGGATGTACGTGGTGATGGCATTGCCCTTAGCAAGGTCAACGATCCCGCTGGTTACGAAGTATTAGAAGAGTAAAATAAGAAGATTGATAGCTAGAAGGATGCGTTACACTACACAACCCGGCGGCACATACGGTGGTTTTATCGGCAATCAGGGATTGCAAAACGCTATTGCGGGTGTAGATTTACCTTTTGGCGGTGGCGGTGGCTATAAAACAATTCAGGAGCAATATCGTCCGGGTTCTACAGACCGTCAACGCATCCCCGATCCCATTCGTATATTTCCACAAAACGAACCAGGGAGGGAAGGTGCAATTAATGTTCAATTCCGTCAGGCTCTTGGTTTTCCCGGTATGCAACCGATGGGTAATGCAGGAGCTTTTATGAACAATTCTCAGTTTTATATGGGTCCACAATTTGGTCAGATGCCAACTGGTTTCCAAAATAAAACGGTTTCTTAAAAACTGCTACCATTAAAGGAAAGAGGAATAATTAATGGCAGACGCTAAAGCCAGGCTTCAAGAAATTATCAACGCTTACCTGGATAAGGACAGCGATATTGTTGTCGACACTGGCATTGTTGCGTCTCACGTTGCGCAGATGAAACTCTTTGGCATTCGCCAAGGCGTTGAATTTTTCCCCTCCCAAGACAACTTCGGTGCGCAACGCAAAGATTTTCTTGACAGAGTACTGAAGTACAACAAGATGGATACCCGGTTGGATTCCATCTGGGAATACTTCTTGTGTGACGGTAAAGGACTTTTTTATATTCGTCCTACCAAGCAAAGCTATCGTCTTTACTATTTCCGTGAACATGAATATCGCGCTTACTACAACGTAGACGGTGAGCTGGATGAGGTGGTAATCATCTACAGCTATAAAGTTCGCAGAGGCAATGGATTTGGTGACCAGCTAAACACAACGAACTTAACCGGTTCAACCAGTACTTATAGCCCTGGTGCAAAACGTTATATCCGTTTATCGATCAAAGCAAAAGAAATTGAAGAGACGCATTCCGACTCTGAATTAAATTTTGACATGCCAACGTATGCCTTGACGGGCAATACAAAACAGTTAAAAAACAGTCTTGGTTTTATTCCCTGTGTTGAGATCATCAATAACACCCAAGGTTTTTCGAACGAAGGCTGCGGTGAGTTTGATTCTTTAGCCAATCACATCTGTACGCATGACGAATTGATGCGGACGATGCGGAAGAACATTACGTTCTTCGGTAACCCAACGCTTCTCTCGTCCCGTCCAAAGACCGACTTGATGGAAGCCGGTGGTGACATAGCGGTTCAGCGTCCGTCAATCGCAGCCAACTCTGGTTTTACCAGTCCTGCCGCCTTGAGTCGTTCAACGTTTAAGGCTGATCCGGTTAGTCGTGGCATCGACGGTCAGATCCGTGTACCAAGAGTCATTGCAAACCTGGAACCAAACGACCGTGTTGGTTACATTGTTCCAGATGCGATCACTGGTGACCAAAACGCATTTGCGCGTCAATACCGTGAAGAAATTCGTACGGCACTAGGTGGTGTTGACGAACTATCTATTTCTGCAGGCGTTACTGCAACTGAGTACAAATCTTTGTTTGGACGTGTTGCTGCTACATCTAAAAAGAAAGCAAATGCGATTTATACACATGGCATTTGTCGTTGCCTTGAGTTAATCATTTACCAAGAAGAACAGCTGTTCAAGACAACTCTTGCAATGGCTGCAGGTCTTGAAAAGCCTGTGGATCTCGACGCCAGTGCCACCCCTGAAGATGAGGCGGCATATGAAGAGGCAATGCAGCAATACAATGATCAACTCAAAAATCTTATGATGGCTTGTGTGGAGACACAACAAATTCCGCCCAAAGTCATTGGCTTAATTCCAGACGGAGATCTCACTGTTTTATGGCGTTGGATGGGTCCTGTTTATGAGGACTCAACTCAAGACATCCTCAACAACTCCATCGTGGTGCGAAACCTCCAGGAGTTAGGTGTTGATAGCATTGAAGCACTGAAATACCTCTTTCCGTCTAAGACGGACGAGGAAAGGGCCGAGATGTTATCTGGGTTCCCATTCAGGATGGTGAACGAATTACAGGGTGCATACTCTCAATTCGCTCGCTTAGTGGGGGGAATGATGCAGACTCCTCACCCGCAAGCACCGGATCTTCCGATGGCTGCGGATCCAAGATTGGACTTAACTCCATATCTGTATCGAACATTAGAAGCTCTACAAAAGGAGATGAGTTATGCAGGACGCTACCGTCCAATCGATCCCACAGACGAGCCAAGCACCAGTGGCGGTGGCTCC